AGACGAGAAATGGATTGCGAATTCATCATCTGGGAAGAGACCTTGATCTCTGCCACCACCTTGATTGATCTCCAGGCACAAGAACCTCTCTATCACACTGGCCAGGTGCGGTGGTATCAGCGTCCCGAACGTGGCCGAATCTATGTAGTGTCCTTGGATCCCAGTCTGGGCACTGGGGGTGATCCTGCTGCTATCCAGATCTTTGAGGCCAACACCACACGACAGGTTGGCGAGTGGCGTCACAACCGTACTGATATTCCCACACAAATCAGAATCTTGGCCGACATAGTGAAACATCTGCACGAACACACGCAGGACCAAACCAGCATCTACTACAGCATTGAAAACAACACCATTGGTGAAGCTGCGTTGATCAGCATTGCTGACTATGGGGAAGAAAACATACCGGGTTATTTTCTCAGCGACAATTCGGTTGTGGGCACCACTGGGCGCAGGTTCCGCAAGGGATTCAATACCACGCCCAAGGCCAAGCTCACGGCCTGCAACAAGCTGAAAATTCTAGTGGAATCGGGTCGCTTGCGCATTGCCAGCCAACCACTAATTTCAGAGCTCAAAACATTCATTGCTCACGGAGTCAGCTATGCAGCCAAGCCCGGCGAACATGATGATCTTGTGATGGCCACTATTCTGGCCGTGCGCATGATGCAACTGCTGCAGACCTATCACCCAGAAATGGATGCACAAATGAAGGATCACGGGGACCAGCGCATTGATCCCATGCCCTTTATATCCATAATGCGCTAAATAAGCTACTATGAGTATTGAAACAAGATCCCAAGAATTGGCCGATATCCTGGTCACTCGCGACTTCGAGCCTGATTATTTCAAAGCAGGCCGTTCAGTGACCACAGCACAAGACGCTGACATGTTTTCGTTTGATTATGTGGGTGCATCTGGACGCAACTACGGCACTGTGGTGATCATGTTCCAGGAAGATGACACATTCCTGCTGCTGGCGGCCAACAACATGGCTCGAGGCATGGAAGATGCCGACGCTGATGCGTGGTTTGGATTTTTGAATCAGCTCAAGCAGTGGGCCGTGAGTCCCGGCACCGGATTCAGAAACTTCAGCATTGAAAACATTGCAAAGCTGCGCCATCATCAAGCTGGCATGGCTGCCATACGCGAAGGCCTGTTTGAAGGCTACTATGGCACACGAAACATCAGCTATGTGGGCGAGGCTACTCAAGCCAGACTCATGATCCGACACAAACGCCCCTTGGGCGAAGGTGATGCACGCCATCGCCAGATCGACAGCTTGTTCTTGGAAACTGCGGATGGTGAACGCTACAGACTGCCATTTCGTCAATTGGCGGGTGGTCGTGCCATGCTGGAACATGTGCGTGCGGGAGGCCGTCCCTGGGATGTGCGCGGTGTGCATATCACAGAAATGGTGTCAGAACTGGCTGTGCTGTCAAGATTTCGCCGAGCCAGTGCTGGCCGTGTGCTGGAAGGCATAAGCCAACAAGTGGTAGAATCTGCTGCTCACTATTACGATGCTCTGCGTGAAAGTATTCGTCGTCTTGGTTCCGGTCGTGGCTATGCTGATTATTTTGAATCCTGGACGCCGGCTGACATTGGCAGTCACGAAGAATTGGTCGAAGACATCCGACAACTGTTTGTGGAACAGACCCTGGATGCCAGAATAGAATCAGCCTTGCCCTTGTTGGCACGCATACAACAGAAGGAAAACAGCATGAAAGAAATTGCAGTATTTGAAGCCTGGACTGACCGCATGATGGAAGGTACCTGGGAATTGCCCGAAACTCCTGAACAACTAAATCAACTGCGTCAGCTGCTGAGCCAGCCCTTGACTGTGGGTGTGGATGCCATGGATGCCACGGAACAACTGGGGGGTCTAGTGGGCGATGATGAGCTGTTTGATCGCTTGACTGACCTGGCTGATCGTGATCCCAATGCCAATGCATGGGATGACTCAGCTGTGATGGATCGCATGTGGGAACTGGCTGACGCCAGTCCAGAATTGGCTGACGCATTGACACAGATTGGCACTCCCACAGGCCCCGAAGATGATCAGCCTGGCATGGCGGAAGCCTTGGGCGATCTCAGACCCAAACTGGGCAGCAGACGCGATCAGGGCAAAAGTGTTCGCAAATGGCGCAAGGCCCGTGGGCTGGACGAGTCGGGTGTGGCGGAAGGTGTCAGCTTTGACCCGGAATTAGCACGCCTGCGTGAGTTGCTGGGACGATAACGCCACATGAACACAGCACACAAAGTCATGCCCGGCGTATGGGAAATTGAAGACTTTTTCAAAGACTTTGAGCACCTGAAGCAAAGTTACCGTGGCAACTCAACTGCGTGGCAGTCCCTGTATCCCAATCGCTTGCTCACACCCTGGGATCAAACACCTGACCTGCAGAATCGCCTACAGGCACTGCAACCCCAAATTGAACACATCGTGGGTCAAGCCCTGAGCCCACAAGTGGCCTATGTGAGTCTAGACCTGTCGGGTTGCAGAATCATGATGCATAGACTGCACCCGGACATTCGCTGTTTTGTGCAGGTGTGCATGGCCGATCAAGAACAGCCGGACTTGGCCACGTATTTTTGCACAGACAGTCAAGTCAATGCCGAATACCCTCAAGATTACGAAGACATCAGCTGCTTTGGGCCTAATCAACTGCAGGCCGTGAGCTATCGTCCCAACACTGCCTATGTATTCCTGAATCAGCCCAGAATTTTCATGGGCACACGCTGTCAAGTGCCAGCCAACTCACAGCGTGAGACTTTCAACTTACACTTTTCTCATCCACTGCCAGCAGGCGCTTAATCTCATGCCATCAGACGGTTTGACGTGATGCACTTTTTGATCAATGTTCAAGTTGATGTAACCGGTGTTGGGCACAAATGGTATTTCGATCTGATTTCCCGGGTTGAAAATTGTGGCATCCGGTGATTCGCAAAAAGAAGTGCCCGGGATATTTCCTCCGTATCCCCAAAGATACACCTGGTAAGTCACTACCAAGCGTTCGCTGTCTGGGTGATAGCTGCAACGAAAATACGGCAAATCTACCCAAAATTTATTTTCGGCAGGCACAAGATCCGGAATGCCTGTGATTTGTTTCATTGCAGTTGTGAGACCATTCCAACAATCAAATGCTCGTCGTTGAGTTTGGCTGTCTGGAGTCAGTTGCAATCGATATTCCAGGCAATCCTGTGGTCTGGTCCACTGATTGTGATGATTTAAAAAAGCCTGACTCATCCAGCCAAATGTGGGAGAATCAAAGCAATTGGAAACTTGCCAGAGATTGGGATAAGCTGCTGGCACAACTTGGGCGTCGCTGCCGTATATGCGATAGGTTGTCATGCCAGTATTTAATAGATTGGCAAAAAAAGTTAGAATTTCTGTTGTGATGCTAAGTAAAGTCGTATACACTAGAAACAGTGCATACACAGGCACTCTAAAAGGCAACTTTTAAAAATCATATTAACGCATATAGAAAGGCAACACAATATGGCATCACTAGCAGAAATTCGGGCTCGTTTGGCAGCCGCAGAAAACAAAGGTTCACAGTCATCCGAACGCGGTGACAACTCAATTTACCCTCACTGGAACATGGAAGAAGGCCAAAGTGCCACTCTGCGTTTCTTACCCGACGGTAACACCAAAAACACATTCTTCTGGCAGGAACGTGCCATGATCCGACTGCCGTTTAGTGGCATCCGAGGCGAAATGGAATCCCGACAAGTCATGGTGCAAGTGCCATGCGTGGAAATGTGGGGCGATGCTTGTCCAATCTTGGCCGAAGTTCGCGGCTGGTTCAAGGACAAGAGTCTAGAAGAAATGGGTCGTAAGTATTGGAAAAAGCGCAGCTATATTTTCCAAGGCTTTGTGCGCGAGAATCCCTTGGCTGACGACAAGATGCCAGAAAATCCCATCCGTCGCTTTATCATTGGTCCCCAAATCTTTACCACTATTAAAGGTGCGTTAATGGATCCTGAGCTGGAAGAATTGCCAACTGACTATGTGCGTGGCTTGGACTTCCGCATCAGCAAAGGTGCCAAAGGTGGCTTTGCCGACTACAACGGTAGCAAGTGGGCTCGTAAAGAGTCGGCATTGACCGCGGCAGAATCTGCTGCCATTGAGCAACATGGCTTGTTTGATCTCAGCACATTCTTGCCCAAGAAACCCTCTGACGTTGAACTGAAAGTGATCAAAGAAATGTTTGAAGCTTCGGTGGACGGCCAACCCTACGACACCGAGCGTTGGGGCAGCTACTATCGTCCTGCTGGTGTACAAGCACCTGCTGGCACCAGTTCTGCTGCAGCAGATGTAGACGAGGATGCTCCTGCTCGCCCTGCGGCCAAACCCATGGTCACAGCCAAGCCTGCACCTGCAGCATCTAGTTTTGACGACGAGGATGCGGAAGTTGCAGTTGCAGCAGCACCGGTGGCTGCAGCTAAACCTGCACAAAAGGCCGAAGACATCTTGGCCATGATTCGTGCACGTCAACAGAAGTAAATGACTAGCAAACAGGCACAGAATTTTGTGCCTGTATTTTTTAGAATAAGGAAAAACAATGGCCAAGCCGTTTGACGTCTCAAAATTTCGCAAAGAAATTACTAAATCAATTGATGGACTTTCTATCGGTTTCAACGATCCTACAGACTGGATCTCCACAGGCAACTATGCACTAAACTATCTCATATCCGGCGACTTCCACCGTGGTATTCCCTTGGGCAAAGTCACAGTATTTGCTGGAGAGTCCGGAGCCGGCAAAAGTTACATCTGTTCAGGCAACATCATCAAAAATGCCCAAGAGCAAGGTATCTTTGTGGTGCTGATTGACTCGGAAAACGCTCTCGACGAAGACTGGCTCAAGGCCCTGGGCGTGGACACCAGTGAAAGCAAGTTGTTGAAACTCAGCATGGCCATGATTGACGATGTGGCCAAGACCATTTCAACATTCATGAGCGATTACAAGGCCTTGCCCGATGGCGAGCGTCCCAAGGTGCTGTTTGTGATTGACAGCTTGGGTATGTTGCTCACACCCACAGACATCAACCAGTTTGATTCCGGCGATCTCAAAGGTGACTTGGGTCGCAAGCCCAAAGCACTCACAGCCCTGGTACGCAACTGTGTCAACATGTTCGGATCATACAACGTGGGCTTGGTGTGTACCAACCACACCTATGCCAGCCAAGACATGTTTGATCCCGACGACAAAATTTCAGGTGGCCAAGGCTTTATCTATGCCAGCTCTATTGTGGTGGCCATGAAAAAGCTCAAACTCAAAGAGGACGAGGATGGCAACAAAATCTCTGACGTCATGGGCATTCGTTCAGCCTGCAAGGTCATGAAAACACGTTACGCCAAACCCTTTGAGGGAGTGCAGGTCAAGATCCCTTACACCACTGGTATGAGTCCACATTCCGGGCTGGTTGATCTGGCCGAGAAAAAAAATCTTCTCAAGAAAGAAGGCAACAGTTTGGTATTTGTCACCAGTGATGGCGAGATTATCAAACAGTTTCGTAAAAAATGGGAATCAAACGAGAATGGGTCGCTGGATCGACTCATGGCCGACTTTAGAAATCAAAAAACCACACCTGAAGTCGCAGAGGAATCACAGGAGGATGCAGAATGAGCGTGGATGTTATTGGTGAAATTTGGACGGAACTCAAGCGTTATATCAATGTAGTCGATCGCGCAGATGCAGCCGAATCCATTGTATCAGTTTTGATCGATCATGACATTGATGCTGACGAAATACGCACCTGGTTCAAAGGCGATAGTGACATCAAAACAGCATTGAGTGATTACCTGGCCTCTGATTCTGAATCAGACGAATACGAAGAAGAGGAAGAAGAATATGAAGAAGAGTCTGACGAGGAAGACTGGGACTAATGTGGTATAGCCGTGTCACTGCGGACCTGGGTGCAATTCCGGATTTCATAGCTCACTACGAAAGTGAACTAGACGCTGCCAAGCGAGACTGCAAAATTGGCGGCGTGGTAGAAAAAAACATCACGGCCTTGCCTGGCATCACTGAGCATCGTTTCAACCAGTTGCAAGAGATCGAAGCTGTGCTGAACCTGCTCAACATTCAGTTGCGAAAAATTCGTCGACGCCACTTTCAAAAGTACCTGGAAGGATATGCGCGAGCACTGACATCAAGGGATGCCGAAAAGTACGTGGACGGGGAAGATGAAGTGATCGACTTTGAAACCATAATCAACGAAGTGGCCTTTCTGCGTAATCGCTGGCTGGGTATTCTCAAAGGCCTGGATACCAAACAGTGGCAGATGGGTCACATTGTGAGATTGCGCACAGCCGGAATGGAAGACATACAGGTATAATATATGTTTAAAAATCACGAGGAAAGTCACGAGCACAGTCTTGAAACCCTGAACTTGTTTTACGAATACGACGACTTCATGGAAAGCGTGGGCACTTTGGCTGACCTGGGGTGCGGTGCCGGTCTAGATCTGGAATGGTGGGCCACACGCACCACACGAGATGATGTGCCACAACCACTTGAGATCAAGTGCACCGGTATCGACCTACAGGATTCCTTGCCAGTGGCGCATCGGTATCCCAACATTGTGTATCAGCGCAACGACTTTGAACAAGCTGTAGATGCTCCGTCTACCAAATTTGATGTGCTGTGGTGTCATGATGCTTTTCAATATTGTATCAATCCTGTAGCTGCCTTGAGCCGTTGGTGGCATGCCACCAGTGATGGCGGTATGTTGGTGTTGATCCTTCCCCAGACAGCCAGTATTGTGCGTAGACAGTTGATTCACACACAGCAAAACGGATGCTATCATCATCACAGTCTTGTGAGTCTCATTCACCAACTGGCAGTGTCGGGTTGGGATTGTCAAAATGGATTTTTTCTCAAGCGACCCAGTGACCCTTGGCTGCATGCCATAGCATACAAGAGCACACATCAGCCCATGGATCCCAGGACCACCACCTGGTATGATCTGGCAGATCGTCAACTGCTGCCCGAATCAGCTGCTGAGGGTGTGCAGAGCCGTGGACACTTGACTCACTCGGATTTGATCTTGCCCTGGTTGGACAAAAACTTCATCCACTACGGGGAATAACGCATGCTGCCGATCCCGGTGTTTGTGGGCTACGATCCACGCGAGGCAGTGGCTTATCATGTGTGCTGCAATAGCATCATAAGACTGGCCACGGCTCCTGTAGCCATTGTGCCCTTGGCTCTCAATCTCATGAGAGACTACCAAGAAACGCACACCGACGGCAGCAACACTTTTGTGTACAGTCGTTTTTTGGTGCCCTATCTCATGGGCTATCAGGGTCGTGCCGTATTCATTGACGGTGACATGGTGTTGCAGAGCGACATCCTGGAACTGTTTGACTTGTTGGACGATCAACATGCTGTGGCAGTGGTCAAACATGATTACCAAACTCGTTCGGCTGTCAAGTACCTGGGCAATGCCAATCACAACTATCCTCGCAAGAATTGGTCCAGTGTGATTGTGTGGAACTGTGGTCATGTGAAAAATCATGTGCTCACACCTGACTTGGTGCAACACAGCACCGGGTCTTATCTGCATCGCTTTGGCTGGTTGGATGATGTCAACATTGGAGAATTACCCCGGGAATGGAACTGGCTGCCCGATGAACTAGGAGCCAATCCTGCTGCCAAACTACTGCATTACACCCTGGGCACGCCTTGCTTTGCCGAGTACAAATCAGTGCCCCAAGCCGATGCATGGCATCAAGAACGCCGGCTTGCACAACACCCATCATGAACACTGTGGCAGTTTATCATAGATCTGTGCCCAATGGCCGCAATTGGGAAAAGGTCAATCTCTTGAGACTGTTTGCACAGGGTGTGAGAACCACTGGCGACTCAGTGGTGGATGTCAATGACTATCAAGTGGGCCATACCGATGTGGCTGTGATTCAAGGTTGGTATACCACAACTGCTAGGCCAAGACCACATGCTGATTTGAGAAATCGAGTGATTTTGTCACAACGTCGCATGCAGCGTCGAGTGTTGGCTGTGGACAGCAACTTGTTCTTGTATGCCGATACTGACAATCCCCATCACTATCTACGCTACAGTTTTGATGATGTGTTTCCCAGTACCGGAGAATACTGTGATCGCCCAGTGGATCCTGCCAGATGGCGCAGCATCAGTCAACGGTTGGGCATTGAGTTGCGTGACTACAGAACCCGTGGAGATCATGTGCTGGTGTGCCTGCAACGACAGGGAGGTTGGAGCATGGGCGATGTTGATGTTGCTGCCTGGTTGTCTCAAACTGTTCAAACACTGGTACGATACACCGATCGGCCCATTGTGATACGCCCACATCCAGGAGACAAAAAACTTCACACCTACTTGGATCTTGTGAATCCCTTGCCCGGAGTCACAATCTCAAACCCAATTCGGGTGAGTCAGCATCGGGATTTAGGCCAGGACCTGATCAACTGCTGGGCTGTGGTCAACCACAATTCAAGTCCTGCTGTGGCTGCGGCTGTGGAAGGGTATCCGGTGTTTGTGACCGATCCTGATCGCAGTCAGTGCTGGGCAATTGCCAACTGGGACCTGAGTCAGATCGAATCACCCGAATTGCCGGATCGATTGAGTTGGGTGCAAGGTTTGGCCATGAGCCACTGGAATTTTCAAGAACTGGAGTCTGGTGAGTGCTGGCGTCACATGCGACAGTTTGTTCGTTCCAGTAGTCAGTCTTGACCAAGGAACTTTTACCCCCAGTGGGATCTCGATCTTGAGCCTGGCCCATTAGATAATTGTGAATCTCCAGTCGGATCAAGGTTTGATTCATGGCATTGTCCGAAGGCAGAAACGAGTGCTGATAGGTGTCGACTAAAATTTTGGCCGCAGCAGGTTTTATGATGTAACCAGCAGTGCCTGGCATGCTGGCCTGACGATATTCACATGCTGCAGCCTCACCCGACGGGGACACCAAGTAGTCTCTATACTTGGCCAGCTTTTTGTCGTGACTGGTGGCCACAATCAACACCTGATCAAACCCCACGGGTATCAAGGGTCTGATCAGTCGGGTGTCATCTTCAAACACCATGATGGGTTCTCCCAGCTCCACACACAGTTGCCACAGTCGATAGTGACTGTCAAAACAGCCAATCACTCCCGGCAGGCTCATTTCGTATTTTTCATGATCGCTCAAGGGTCGATCTGGGCCCTTGAAGCCCCAGGCATGGCAATCTCGACCTTGTGATTCGTACTGTTGCTTGGCCACGTTGCCATAAGAACCTTCAAACAGTTGCCAAGAAATTCCGTAGTTGGTCAACTGTTGCGCCAGCGTTTCGGCAGATCTGGCACTGCTGGCCACTTGAGAAAGATGGATAATGTAACAGTTCATTGCCAGTAAGATTCGCTGCGTGGTTGTATCAGGTCCTGTGCTCTGCTGCGACCCAGAGATTTTCTGGAGCCTTTGAGATGGTCCAGCCATGCACCCCAGGCTGAATTGATTAGTGGATGACCTTCTCCGGATATCAGTCCCTGACTCCAGTTCAGTTGCTGCATGGGAATTTGCGCTCGCACAGCATCAAACACAAAACTGTCGTGCCATTCGGCCAAGGTGAATATGCCCGATTCGGCTGAATCATAGTAGTGCTGGAACAATCTCAAGAATTCTCGGGTTTGGTCGCTATGTAGATTCATGGCATACAGCCCACATTCGGAATATTTGTTTTCTCGGCCCAGGTAGCAGATATCGTATTGATTGGGGCACAATGTGTCTAAATTGGCCAGAGTGATTGAGCTGTGACACACAGTGTCTGCATCCATCCAGATCAACCACTGAGCTTGAGAGTGTTGAGCGGCATGACATATGGCATATACTTTGTGGGCAAATCTCACAGCTTCCCACTTGAATTTTTTTCTGTGATCTCTGCGGCGACTTCGTTTGGGATCCTGACTCACATCACCATTGGCCCAAGGCACCGACTGCCACTGTTGTTTGAATGCCACCAATTCAGGTGATGCCTGCGCCAGGTCCAACACAGCCAAATTGGGTGCAGCTTCCAGAACCTCACAAGATTCAGCATAGACCACTAGATCAACTTCGTGTGGCCAGGTGTTCAAAAAGGTTTGAATCATGCGTTGACCATACAAGTTGTAGCCCTGGTCGTGAAAAGTGGTAACTACACAATAGCTCATGTGAGATATTTAGTGATCAAAACCATAGCCTATTTTCCTTTACAATGTGCCCGCAACTCCGGCGAAGTCCTGGCGGCGGTGCGCGGCAGCCTCAATCAACACGGTGTTGAGATTCAGGCACAGAGCTGGGATTCGGATGCAGTGATCATATGGTCTGTGCTGTGGCATGGTCGCATGCTGGAAAATCGTGAAGTGTACAACCACTATCGTGGTCTTGATCGTCCTGTGATTGTGATTGATGTGGGCACCTTGATCCGTGGCGTGACCTGGAAAGTGGCGGTGAACAACATCACTGCAGATGGACACTATGGACATGAACACAACCTAGACTGGGATCGCCCCCGACGACTAGGCATTGGGTTGCAAAACCAAACGCTGAGACCAGAAATATTGATAGCGGCGCAACATCAACAAAGTCTACAGATGTCTAAGGTACCAGATCAAGAAGCATGGATCACACAACAGATTGCACAAATAAGATCAGCAACGGATCGACCCATTGTGGTGCGTTCTCATCCACGCTGTGCCTTGAATTTCAGTCAACTGCCATTGGGAATTGAAATACAAGCTCCACAACGCCTGGTCAACACTTATGACAGCTATGACATGACGGTCAACTACCATGCTGTGGTAAACCACAACAGCGGACCCGGTATCCAGGCAGCCGTGGCTGGTGCCAGGCCCATAGTGGATAGATCTAGTTTGGCAGCACCTGTGGGCGTTGATATTTCTAACATTGAACAGCCTTATGAGGTAGATCGTGAGCAGTGGTTGGTGGAAATAGCTCACACTGAATATACCATACCAGAACTGGAGGCAGGATTGTGGATTCAGCGTCTGGAACCTTACCTTTAGACTGTGCCTGTGTGATTGTGGGTGATGCATACTCATGGCAGTATGTAGACACTCTCCACAGCATGTTGACCCGACATCTGACCAGGCCTGTGACCTTGCATGTGTACACTGAAGCAGATAGAACAGTTCCGGATCACATGGTCAAACATGTGCTGACACCATGGAGGGTAAACAAGCCCTGGTGGTACAAAATGCAACTGTTTGATCCTGCACATCATGCAGGTCCTATGCTGTATTTTGATCTAGATGTGGTCATTGTGGACTCTATAGACTGGATTTGGCAACTGCCCCTGGATCGTTTTTGGGCAGTGAGAGACTTCAAGTATCTTTGGAGACCCACATGGCCGGGGCTCAACACCAGTGTGATGTGGTGGGACACCAGTCAGTACGAGTCACTGTGGGCAGAATTTAATGGTCAAGGTCCTGCTGCGGTGGCTGCTCAATATCCGGGTGATCAAGACTATGTGACTGCTCGTCTGCCCCAATCTCAGCAGGCTCGTCTAGACTACAATCGTGTGATCAGTTGGCGATGGCAAGCTCTAGATGGTGGGTATGATCCTGCAGCCAGACAACATTGTGAACCTGGGGCTGGCACTCGTATTGACCCCGGGGTATCTGTACTGGTGTGTCACGGACAACCCAAGCCGCATCAAGTTTCGGACCCTGTGATTGTGCAACACTGGAAATGACACAAACTGTTTGAGTGTTGTGTTTTTGCAACAAACTGCCAGTTGACCAAAAATACCTTTTTCGGTTACAATAGCATTATTGCAAACAAACAGGAGCTTGATATGACAACATTGGCACATACCGTTTTGGGTTACACTCTGGCATTTTCAGCAGGTTTCGTGCTGTGCATGCTGGCGTTTGGCCTGTAAAAACAGTTGACCAAAAATGGCCAAATCGAGTATAATTACAGCATGAACAAAACAAAGACCACCCAACAAAAAAGCCCGGAGCCCCGTGTGCACCGTGTGCTTTTTGACCGTGACTTGCCATTTCGTGCCCGAAGCGAGCGAAATGTCATGTTGTATCAACGCAACACCAAGCATCGTGCAAAATCAGCACATGACATGGTGAGTTGACACCAAATTCACAATATCGTACAATATACATACATTAACAAAACGGAGCTAGAGATGAGTAAAATTTGTATCAAAAACGGTGTGTATCGTAACCAACCTGTACGCAACATCACCTTCTCTTTGGTGCAGGGATTTAGAACAGGTGCCCGCGGTGGCTATGTCACAGTGGACAGCGAGGGGTATTTTGGGCCAGAATTTGGCCAAGTGCGTGTGCGTGTGAACTCAATTGAAGACATTGAATATGTGGAAGGAACCAGCGTGACAAAAGAAAATACAGTGGTGGAATTCAAGCCTGTGGCACAGGCGGAAACCGAAGACCAAGCCATGGCTCGTATTCGCGAGCGTTTTGAGATTCTTACCGAAATGACCAAGGCCACTGTGACCGGTGATATTCGTGCCATGATCGTGAGTGGCCCTCCTGGCGTGGGCAAGAGCTTTGGTGTGGAGACCGAAATTGAAAAAGCCTGTTTGTTTGACAAACTGGCTGGCAAGCGTCTGCGAGCCGAAGTGGTCAAAGGTAGTGCTACTCCAATTGGCCTGTTCCAGACCTTGTACAAGTTTTCTGATGCCAATTGTGTGATTGTGTTTGACGACTGTGACTCAATCTTGCTGGACGATGTGGCCTTGAACTTGCTGAAAGGTGCCTTGGACTCAGGCAAGAAACGCACCATTTCTTGGTTGAGCGAGTCAAGTGCCTTGCGCAGAGAAGGCATTCCAGACCGTTTTGAGTTCAAAGGTAGTGTGATCTTTATCACCAACTTGAAGTTTGACCAAATGAAGAGCCAGAAACTGCGCGACCACTTGGATGCACTGCAATCACGCTGTCACTATCTGGACTTGACCTTGGACACCATGCGTGACAAAATACTGCGCATCAAACAGATTGCCCGGGACGGGGTGTTGTTCCAGGACTATGAATTTGACGAGTGTGTGCAAGACGAGATCATTGAGTTCATGAACGCCAACCAGAATCGCTTGCGTGAAATGAGCCTGCGTATGGCGCTGAAAATTGCAGACCTGCGCAAGTTGAGTGTGCTGAATTGGAAGCGATTGGCAGAAACCACATGTATGAAAACGGCTTGAACAAGTTAGCTCCTGAACTGTGATTCACAGTTCATTTACAACAGGCTCCACGGAGCCTGTTTTTTTGACTTTGTGTGCATGATACTATATACTTGCTAAGATGAAAAAAGCAACGATAGTAATTCGTGACGAAGTCAATATCAAGATAGAAGGACTTGATCTAGACACTCGCAAGGCCTTGGTCAAAGCCTTCAAGTACGAAGACCCCACTGCACGATTTCGTCCGGCCTACAGACTGGGTCGTTGGGACGGCAAAGTGGGATTCTTTCAGTTGGGTGGTAGCACCTACGTGAATCTCTTGCCCGAGATTGTGCCCATCCTGGAAAGCCGTGACTACGATATTGACCTGGATGATCAAAGAGATTATGCCACCCAGTTTGAATTTGCAAGTGTGCAAGAAGACAGTTTCGCCCACATTGCCTGGGGTGAGGGGCATCCGCTGGCAGGTCAACCCATTCAGTTGCGAGACTATCAGGTTCGTATCGTCAATGACTTTTTGAGCAATCCACAATGTCTGCAAGAAGTGGCCACGGGTGCGGGCAAGACCATCATGACTGCAGCACTGAGTCAACGCTGTGAAACCCATGGTCGTACCATAGTGATTGTGCCCAACAAGAGTTTGGTAACTCAGACTGAAAAGGACTATCGTGCCCTGGGCCTGGATGTGGGTGTGTACTTTGGCGATAGAAAAGAACTGGGACTCACACACACCATTTGCACCTGGCAGAGTCTCAATGTGCTGATGAAGAACACCCAATCGGGCGTAGCTGAGTACACCATACATGATTTCTTGCAGGATGTAGTGGCAGTGATTGTGGACGAAGTGCACATGGCCAAGGCCGATGCACTCAAGACCTTGCTCACAGGAGTCATGAGTCGTGTGCCCATTCGCTGGGGACTCACTGGAACTGTGCCCAAGGAAAAGTTTGAAAGTGTGCCACTCACTGTGAGCATTGGTCCTGTGATCAGTCACTTGTCGGCCAGTGAGCTACAGGATCGTGGTGTGCTGGCTCAGTGCCATGTGAACATTGTGCAGTTGGTGGACTTGGTGGAGTACAAAGATTATCAAAGCGAGCTCAAGTACTTGCTGGAAGAGTCTGGACGATTAGACACCGTGGCTGCACTAATACAGCGTGTGAATGCCACCGGCAATACCCTGGTCTTGGTGGATCGTGTGGCAGCAGGTCATGCCTTGGTAGAGCGCCTGGGCGACCGAGCTGTGTTTGTGTCAGGTGCTACCAAAGCCCGGGCAAGACAGGATGAATATGATCAAGTGGCCGAAAGCTCAGACAAAATTATCGTGGCCACCTACGGCGTCGCTGCTGTGGGTATCAATATTCCTAGAATCTTTAACCTGGTGTTGCTGGAGCCGGGCAAGAGCTTTGTGAGGGTTATACAAAGTATTGGACGTGGTATTAGAAAAGCCGAGGACAAAGACCACGTGGAAATCTGGGACATAACATCAACCTGTAAATTTGCCAAACGTCACTTGACCAAGCGCAAACAGTTCTATAAGGAAGCTAACTATCCTTTCACACAAGAAAAATTAGACTGGATGAAAATCAAATAACTGTTGACTTTGCGAACTCGCCAGTGTATTATACAACAATGCAAATACTAACTCTTGACAACGCCACATTTGATTTGAACCACTTGCCCGACGAAGTGGACGACATGCGCTTTGCTATCCTGGACAACAGCGACCCTAAAGACCCGGATTATTTTTATATTCCCTTGATCTTTTTGGAGAGCTTTACCAGTCCGGCCTTGGTGCTGAGAATTGGAGAGCACCGCATCAAGATGCCCATTGACTGGCAGATTCTAATTGGGGAACCTGACCTGGGTGACCTGGAAGCACTGCCACTCACATCCATTAATGATCGTGGATTCCGTGTGTTTGAATTTAATCCACTGTCCAGTTTCCGCCCCAGTTTCCCCGACATTGAAATCTTGGATGTGTACCATGAGGTGACTTGGCATGCACCCAAACTCAAGAACGGACAGATGTTGTGCGTGCCATTAGCTTCAGGAGAGACGCCGCCCTGTGTGTACTTTGTGAAAGACATCAGCCGCAACTGTGAGATTGTGGACTACAACCGAGCCTGGTAACATGCCATATACCGAACCCGAACTTATTCGAGCAATCACACGCATGGCGGAATTGTACTGTGCTAGCTATCCCCAAGATCACGAGTCTGTGCAACGATTCCTTGACTGGGTGTTGTTGGAATGGGGCTACGAACATGGGAAGTCTTAGGCCCGGTGCTGAATACATTTACGAAAGCCCCGATGGGGGAGAAACTGTGTATGCTAGAGAAGTGGGTTCCACAGAGCGTCGCATGATTGGGCAAAGTCTAAAGGCAGCGGGACTGGTAAAAGATCTCGAACAAAACCTTTTGTGGGACAACATTCGTCGAGCCGCCGAAACCAATCCTGCTTTACAAGATGCCTTGGATCGTGCCGTAGTGATATATCACCTGAGCAAAAAAAATGAGTGACAAATTAAACATTGCCAACGAAATGCGTGAGCTGGATCTCAAGAATCGCAATTTTTATCGTGACCTTACCCCAGAAGAACGCAAGAAGTTTTCCAACTATCTCATGATACGCTGGGCCAGTGGTGTGCAAGGTGCTCGAGAACTGCAGGAATTCTATGTGATTGCCACCAACGAGAGATTGAACAAACACTTTTTCTCCTTGGGCAAGTTGCCAGACTTGCAATGGTTGTGTGCCACCACAGTGAGTCCAGATCTGGGTGCACAACGGCATCAGTGGATTTCGCCACGTAAACGAGAACCCGGTGCCAGCTCTGTGAAAAAACAATTGAGCAACTTGTTTCCGCATTTCAACAGTGACGAAATTGATTTGCTGGCCGAGATCACCACCAAAAAAGAACTAGCCGAGTACGTCCGGCAGCATGGACAAGAACCGTGACGTATCAGTGTGAGTTTTGCAAACGAGACTTTGTAAAAGAGAGCAGTCTTGCAGTGCACTCGTGCGAACCACGTCGTCGACGCCTGGAGCAAAACGAACCCGGAGTAAGACTGGCCATGTATGGCTATCTCAAATTCTACGAGCTGTGTCAAGGTTCGTCTCAACTCAAGACATTTGAGGATTTTGCTGAATCACCGTACTATCGAGCATTTGTGCGATTTGGTCGTTATTGTGTGAACACCCGAGTGATCAATCCCGAACAATTCATGACATGGTTGCTGAAACAAAACAAAAAAATTGATCACTGGTGTCGTGACAGCATGTACACCGAGTTCTTGATACAATATCTGCGTACTGAAACTGTGGACGATGCTCTTGCTCGGGCCATGGAGTTTGGTATCTCCTGGCAAGAAACCACTGGCAGTCCTGCACAGGACTGCATGCGATACGGCAATGCCAATGTGATCTGTCATGCCATCACAGGGGGTAGAATCAGTGCCTGGGCCATTTACAATTCGGATTCCGGTCAAGAATTCCTGGGCAATTTAACACCAGACTTGGTCGCGGTGATTTGGCACTATATTGATGCTGATGCCTGGCAAAAACGATTCCGGGACTATCCAGCCGATGTTGAGTATGCTCGAGATATCTTAAAAAAAGCAGGGTGGTAATATGATATGTATTGATTTTCAAGGTGGTGCACATGGCAATTATTTGGAATTTATGTGCAATAAATTTCTTGCCAAGATCAAAACCAACAAATTGCCATTTAATCAGGCAGGAGCTTCGCATCACAAATACAAAGTACCGAATAACAATCTAGTTTTCAAAGCCGGGCATTATTTTGAATATCTTGGCAAGAAAACTGAATTAATTAATAGTAGAATAATTTCTATACAAATAACTTCTCATGATTTATTGCCGCTGTCGTCTGTCAGCTTGCTCAGAGCCGGAGATTACGGAATTGACAATGACCAACTTGAAATCAATACCTACAAAAAATTTAATAATGTACACTACAAATGGGTATTAGACAAGTTGATCAATGGTTTTTTTAACAACCAAATTCAAAACAGTTATAACGGAGTAAAAGACAATACATGGCCGCATATTCAAACCCTTGGGGAATTTAAAAAATTACCAATACATATACAAGATGAATGTATCAATGTACATAATCTTCGGCTGCATGAACTGTCTGACGAATCGCCAAATTGTCCAAGATACATATTGCGAGAATTTTTTAAATTAAGTTTTAAGTATCCGTCTGAATCGGGTTTTATAAAACAACAAGAAAAAATGACGTATGATTCTAGTAATAATGTCACGATCTTTCCGTACAGTAGTTTTTACAATACTGAACAGTTCGTTCAAGAATTTACCAAAATATCTGACTGGCTTGGTTACAATTTTGTTGTTGACACTGAGTTTCTTGAAATACATAGTGAATTTTTATCCAGGCAACCTTACAAAGATTCTAAAAAATATTGTGATCAAATTTTAAGCAAGATATTTCGGAATGAGTTGTTTGAATTTTCTGAATTGGATTTGCTTCAAGAAAGTTATTTGACAGCACATTTAGAATTGCATTATAATACAGAACTACCAAACAACAATATGTGGTTTTCGAATAGTTGTCAGATTTTTGATTTTGTTAATGCACAATAAATTAATAAATTTTTATAAAATATGAGTGCCGATATTGACATTGACCTGGCCAATCGGGATCAGCTGTTGGCATTGATACGTCATACTCCAGCAAGACAAACTGTGAATAGTCAAGCACGCCGGCACAATTCAGGTGTGTATGTGACCGACATACCTAGAGATCCGGTGTTAGGCTGTGCTGCCATAGACTATCAAGAGGCCGAATCTCGTGGCTACTTCAAGATCGATCTGCTGAACATGAGTGTGTATCAGTTGATTCGTGACCGGGATCACTACAATCACATGTTGACTCTAGAACCACCTTGGTCTCGACTGTGGCAGGATTCAGACTGGGCTGCTCAACTGGTGCATGTGGGCAACTATACTGAGTTGTTGAAAAGCATGAGGCCAAATTCTGTGCCAAGAATGGCAGCTTTTATCAGTATCATTCGTCCGGGCAAGGCTCACTTGCAAAACCAACCCTGGGAACAGGTGTTTGAATCAGTATGGGACGGAGATGACAGCCGGGGTTTTGTGTTCAAGAAAGCGCATGGCCTCGGTTACGCAAAGTTGGTAACACTTCACATGAACCTACTCCACACGTCGAACCAGGGTAATTGATTTTCGTTTGGTTTTTTTGCGACTGATTTCTGACAGGCTGCAAACTGGTCCGTGCAGGATTTCAAGATCTCGATTGGTAAACGTGCGCAAGTAAGGACGGAACGGCTCCCACTCATGTTTGAGAAATATATTGATGGGTATGCTGCGATTGCTTTCCCACCACCACACATTGGCCAATTCTAAAAACAGTTGTTTTTGTTCTGCTTCTATGATGCTGCCAAAGTCGTAGATGGTGGTAATAAAATCATCTCTATTTTGTATGATACCCACATACTCGTTGGCAGCATAAGTGCAAAGAGTAATAAATGGGTATTTTTCGGCCAATTTGGCAAAGATATCTGGGCTCATTGATGATATTTATACAACCAAAATCATCCGGCAAATATCGATAAATAACATGTATGTATTCTACCACAGCTTATATCTACCAGCA